TCCCCTTTACAAAGTCGGCGGCTTTAGTGGCTACTTTCTCTATCCAATCAAATGTTTTTTTGATCCATTCAACAAGAGTTTTGAACGCTGTTGCCAGTCCTAGAACAATTTGCGAAAGGACTATAAGGCCACCTAAAATTGCACCACCGACAACAATTAATAATAACTTTCCGATTTCTTTTAACTGCGGGATATAAGGTTTTAGGGTTTCGTATGTCTGTTGCCATAATGGTATGATTGTATCTCGAAAAATTGGCCCTAAACCATCAGATAGATATTTTCCAAGATTGCGAAAAGCCGGAATAAGTTTGGTGGTGAAAAAAGTACCGATAGTATCAATCCATTGTGATAATTTTTCGCTGGCCAAAAAACTCGAAATTGCATTGAAACCACCAGTAATTATCGGCAAGAAAATCTTGCCAAATCCTTCCTGAACATTTTCAAACGTCCCCTTAAACCTTTCTTGAGCGCCAGCGGCTGTTTTACCAAATGCTTCGGCTTGACCGGCCACTCGGTCATGCATAAGACCAAGCGCCTCCATGCCTTTAGTCCCTTCCGGCAAATCAATACCATACATTTCTTTTAACAACTTTACATTACCAGCATAGGCCATTGTCGTCATTTTGGCCGCGGTTTCTAGATCGACCCCCTTTAATCTCGCTATATCCATTGCGTCTTTCATGGCCAATTGTGCTGTAGATGTATCTTTTGTGACCTGCAAAAATTTAGCCATTGAAATCATTGCGTCCTCATCATCGAAACCAAGCTGGATTGCCGAGTTTGCCGCGTCATCAATCGTTTTTTTATGCTCCTCTAAACTTCCGCTTAAAGTTTTGACAATACTATCAACCTTAGCCATCGCGACTTGTTCGTCCTCTGCCGCCTTGATACTTTTGACAGTAAAGGCGGCGGCAATACCAACGCCAGCAATAGCCGCGCCAGCGGCCACTTTTCCGAGAGTGCCAGTTACTTTTCCTAAATTAGTTGATAATGTATTTAATTTTGTCGACGCTAAATCTTTTGCCGTCAATACCAATTGTAATTTTGCGTCAGTCGCCATCGGTTATTTTCCTTTGCTGACTACGCCTAGCGCGTTGCTCATCATTTAACTGATAAATAAGTTCCTGCACGAACCAGACTGGAGAATTAATGTAATCTTCATAAGTCCAGCCCATTTCCCTGCAAATCGCTATGATGGAAGTTTTTTTTTACCATCAATCTCACCATAACGCATGGTATTCAATTCTGTAATCACAAAATTGAAATCATTGCGTTTAAAGTCCAATATGGTATCTAGCATTTTTTCGGTCGAACCATCGACAGATACAACGGCCTGTTCAATCAATTTATCCTCAGCCTGTTTGACTACCGAACCATTCATTTCCGTGACCTGCGAACCGTCTGGGGAGATTTTAGACATACTTAAGAACACGGCCTCAATTTCCCGGTATTCACGGCCAGTTAAATAAGTCTTGATAATCAAAACGTGATTATCGACTGGAGTTTTAATTTCCTTGGTTTCTCGCTCGCTCATTTGGTTGTCCTTTCATGAGTTAATAAGTCGCGACACCGTTGGTTAATACGATCTGATAGACCGAGTTTTCATTATTGGTTACATCGCGGAAAGCCCGGAAGCCAATGGTTTGCTCATAGAGTGTGCCAACCGGACGTTTTGGTGTCCAGTCAAAGAACCCGACGCGAGGCAGAATGATTTTGATTTTTGGATAGACCCCGGCCCCGCCAATCGCGTTACTGCGGTTTTCAATCGTGACTTCCATCGCCTTGTAAGTGTTATCAAGGTCGTAGGACTTGTAGATTTTATCGTTGTATGGCATTTCCAGCGTTCCCTCGACGGCAAAGGCCTGGTTGTAGATGTCATCAGGCACAAGTGAGCCAATCACATGCTTGCGGAACAGGTTTTTGCTGAACGTGATTTTTAGCGACTGCACCTTGATGACCGGAGCCGGGCCGAAATTGTTCCGGTCATTAGCCAACCGAATATGGGCGTTGGTGGCAATGAATTTGTTTTCGGCGGCCAAGGTGGAAAGTGCGGGAACAGAATTAATCCCAGCCACAATCGAGGTGGTTTGCGACGGGCAGGACATGAAGCCGCAGTTATAGGTCATCAGTTTGCCGGTTTCAATGGTCAGTTCCATCTGGTTAATCATGGCCAGTTCAAACATGTAATCGCCATTTGGTTCGTCAACATGAATACATAGGCTCTGATGTTGGTTGGTTTGGGCCAATGTAAAAGTATGGTCGTAAGCTGTACCATTAGCCCCGACTGCTTTCGCGCCAAGTAGGGCGTACATCAGTAAACCAAACGACTTGTCCCTCACCTCGCCAACAATTTCGCCCTCGCCCCATTTTTCAGTGGTGTATTGGTCGGCCGATTGCTCGATATTCCCCAGTGCTTCCTCGGAAATCACCTTGCCGATTTTGTCGTCAAAGGTAAATTCAGTCCAAGGTAGCCAATAGGTAGGTTGCTCGCCAACCCCCCTGGTTGTTTCTTTAGCGATCCCCACGTTAACTCGTTTCCCGATTAAATATGACATAAGATTTTTAAGTTATATCTACGCTGACCACGACCCTGATGGTAATTCTGGCCATCAAAAGATCGGTGTCATCCATTGCTTCCCATCCGGCTGATACGGGTTCAACGGAAATAATAGTTTGTTTAGCTGGTAGAGCGATTGCTCCGCCCTGTTCTAAAAGTGTGTCCTCGGCGAAATTATCAAGTACCTCATCAACAACATTATAAAGTGCGTCCAAGGCGTTATCATTACCTACCCCTTTGGTTTCATAGAATATCTGACAGTCAAAGACGTAGGCCCGTTCATGTTCGGCGGTTGTTTCCCAACCACTGTCGCCCTCGGCTGGGACTAAAATGGCGGCTGGGTAACCGGTGAATTCACGCTTGGGATAACGGGCAACTTCCTCAATTGCCGTTTCAGTCAGGAGTTTATCCCGAAGCTTGTCTCTGATAATTTGGTAGGTAGTAGCCATTATTGATTGGTTTGTTTAGCGATTTTTTCCGTGATGTTTGTTAATGCGTTTTTGAAATATTGTTGAATGTCGCTCATGGCCTTTTGTGTTCCGGTCGCTAGGAACGGACGGCCAGCCATGAATTTAGTCCCCTCGTGGACATAGACCGCGTATTTGACGTTAGTCCCGATAATGGCCCGCATTTTTTCGATTAGGAATATGCCCTCGCCACCCTGTTGCCCGATTGATGACCGCAGTCGTCCAGTTTTAAGTGGCGTAATTGGTTTCGTTTCTCTGACGACTTGCAGGGCGGATTTTGTGAAAGCAATACTTAATTCTTTACCGGCTGTTTCGGGATATTTATTAAGAGCTTTGGTTAGCTTCGGTAGATTGGGAATCGTGACCTTAATCATTGTAAATTCTCAAAAATAGTTCTTTGTGTTGATTGATGGCCCAATCCACTCCATCAGTTCGCACGCCAACCACTAAATATTCATTACCGGCGCTGTCAATTACTTTATCGCCGTCTTTTATATCAATGGAAATGTCGCACCACAATCGGTGAGAAGCGCCGTATAGTTGGCCCGACACCGAATCATTCCGGTCGTCTATGCGTTGTAAATGAACATCGACTGTGCCGGTGGAAACGTAGTGTCTTTTGCCGCCCCCGATATCAACCCCCCGCCGTATGACAATCTGATGGAAATAATATGCATTGATCGTGGGGGTCATATAATGGTGAAGGTTTCCGTACTGGTATCATATTTATCAATCCGGGAAAAATATAACCAGTGGATTGGGATTTGAATAAAGTTTCTCAAATGATATGTGCCGGGCGGTAGGTTCTTGCTTACTCCTGGTATCGTTCGATTTTCAGTCACGCACCCTTTAGCGAAGTTGAGTTTTGTTTCAGGGATTGGATAGGCCAAACCATCGACTATATCCCGCGATACAATGGCCGAATAATTCTCTTTGGAACAGCGATGGACGGTGGCGATTAAAGCGTCGCCTCGTTTAATAGTTTTGGTGACCATTTCAAAGGTAGTGGTTGACCAGGTAACTGATGGGCGTTGATAAAACCAGTAGAAATAAACACCGAGAAAAAAATTGGTAAAGAGCGCGATACTTGTCACCCAGATAAACAGCAATCCCATGCGTTGCCAGGGTGTAAAATGTGACAGGTATTTATTTAGCATAGGTCATGATTAGGTTTACTACCGTCCCGCCCAAGAGAAGCACGACCGAGGTCAGAATTGCCGTATTCCTTGATTTGGCATTGTCCATGTCCTTCTTGACTTCATTGCAACAGTCCTTCAAATATCTTATGTCGGCCGCCATTTCACCGAACTCACGATCACTATATCCGGGCATATATTTACATGTAATGGGGTCGCTTATATTTATCCAGTATCAGTTTAAGTTCGGGGTCTTTTAGTAACCACCCCTGACCGCCGTAACTGACTGAATAATTACCAATCGATTCTGACGAAATCCCGGTTGGCGAGGCGGCATGTTTGTAAATATTGTTGCAGATAACCCAGCAGGCATATTCCAAATCGCCAATCCCCAAAGATTCTAGCGTTGCGCCGGGGGTTGTATTGTCGAAAGCGTAACCGGCGGTATAAGTGACTTTGTATTTTTTGGGGACTTCACGAAACTTGTATCCCACCAATTCAATCATGCCATTAGTGTAATCGAGGTGGTAAAGACTGGTATCAACCGAGGAAAAACTGGCATCGTTCATGTCCGAGTTGCGCTCGTCGAGTTGAAAGGTGGCGCGGGTGCTGATTGGATATTGCCTTAACAGTAATTGGGTTGAGCCGTTGCCGTCATAATATTGGTCGGTATAGGTGGTTTCGATAAAGCGCCGGTCGCAATACTTTTCTATCAGGTCAGTGGCGACATCGATAATAATGCCGATTTTGGTATCGTAAGCGTTGCTCGTGATTCCCACGAAACTTTTGAATCGAGCGACAGTGGTTAAAGCCCAGGTATTCATAGGATATTATCCTTGTGCTCCCCCCGAAGGTTGAGGCCAGTCAGGGAGAGTTTCAAGAATAACTATGGTCGAGTTGAGGTGATGGTGGTTAACGCGCGAGTTGTTACCAATTCGCCGTCAATCTTTTCTTCCGCCCGAATAGCAATCTCGTTTCGTTCCCACAGGTTGTTACCGGCTACATAATAGCCAGCGCCCTTACCCGAATCGATGACCCCACCGATAGTCGCTTCCGTTGCGATATCAATCGATAGTTGTCGTGACTGCGCGATCCAATAATTCTGCAGGTCAACCAAGTAAATGGTCTTTTCCGAGATATCATTGTTTTCGATAACTGGAATACCGAGCACTTGTGGTGTTCGTGGTGTACCGAGGATATTACTCATCGGGTTCATGTTATCGAAGATTGGGCGGCCAGTCGTGTCAGCCAATCCTGCGGTTAACAGGATGTTATTGCGGTGCATGAGCCAAACCAGGCTTGACGAACTTCGATATGCTTGCGGCATTAGATACAAAGCGGTCAAGAAATGGTTGAAGGCTAACGCGCCACCGGCGGCGACAGTCCCAATTGGAGTGTAGGTGTCGATACCAGTCGGTTGACCAGTACCTGAACCTGACGCAAACGCCGCGTCCTCTGCTTTGGCAATCGCGCGAGCGAGTTCCTGCGATACAATCTGGAGCATCGCGAACGGAGCGTCATCAATCAGCTGTTGAGTGATGACGATAATCCCTGCCAAAATATAAGGAGTTAGAGTTTGGTGTCCGAACTGCATGGAAGTCGTCGCCTTCTGCGCCGTTTCTGAATTCCAGTTGACATAAGCGCCAGCGGCAATGTTCGGGACATCGAGCGTCTTAATACCAGTCGCGTCGATGACATATGAACGTTGCTTAATCTGGGCCAAGTCCTCTAGGAACGGGACAATCTTGTTATACATGATTGTCGGCACTAGGTTGCCGCCGTCTCCGGCGGTAACGGTGTTCAGCGGTTCTAACTTCTGTTGAACGGCAATCTGTTCGCAAACATGGAAAGCCTTTTCCATCTCGGCGAATTCATGCGGGGATTTGGTCTTTTTGAACATCACCAAATGTTTGAACCATTTAGCGATATTAACCGCCTCATCCTTGGTCGCATAAACATCTACGCCCTTTCGGGTCTGATAGATTTTCTGCTTAACTTCCGTCGCGTACACTTTCGTGTCGTTGGGAAAGACCTTGGCCTTTTTAGCGGCTACCTCGGCGTCCTTTTGGGCCGCCATTTTAGTGTTGATTGCATCCAGAATTTTGTCAGCGGCTTTCGCGGCTTCCTCATTGATGACTGCATCAACATCAGGTTTAACCTCTTCCTCTTTCGGCTCTTCCGGCTTAACTTCCTCTTGTTCCTCTTCCTTTTTAATTTCTTCATCTGCCATAAATTTCACCCCCTTTTGATTTGATGGATCATCGCCTCAACGATTTTGTCCATCGTCCGAGCCTGGTCGTAAAGTCCCTTTAATTTAGGACTTTCTACTTCCGGCTCTTTGTTAACTCCACCCTTTTTGGCAGGCGGTTCTGTTGAATCAAGTAATGAACCTAACGCGTCGGTTGCACTCCGCATACTATCGATGGCAATCCTGACGGCGTTACGATTTTTTTCAGATAAAACCCGACCTTCTTTTTTGCTTTCTTCCATCGGCTTGTCGTCATCACCGCAGGCTTTATCGCAAACACTTTCGGCAATGGCAATCGCTTGGTCTTGTTTCATGCCCGGATTTTCTTTTAGGATTTCCGGTATTTTCCGAGCCACGCATTGTTCCTTGGTTTCGCTCGACATGCGACATGCTGGGCTCTTTTTTTCAATTTCCTTCTGTTCGTATGAATCCAAAGATTTAGTGAAAGACTGATACATTTCACTCAACAGCGCGTCTTGGTTGGCGGGGACGTTGACAACCGATAATTCCAGCAGTTCCTGTTGCACCATCTTTCCCTCGTTGTCATAGGCCTTTGGCATAAAACCAACCGAGACTGCGTTTAGAAAACCAGCCTTAACCAAATCGTAAACTTTTTGCGCGAATTCGTTAACTTTGTTGGCAAACTTTACTTCGGCCACCAATGCGTTGCCCTCAACATAGGCATTAACCACTGAACCAATCGGCAATTCACGGTCATTGTGCGCCCAAAGCAACGGTAGATTTTTGCCGATATTGCTTAAATCCCAGCCATTCGGGTCGATACTATCACCTTGCCGGTCGACTGAATCAGTCGAGGCTATCCATCTGATAGTGTCATCTTTTTCATTGTAACTTTTGTAATACCCTGTTATCTTTTTCATACGATTAAAATAAACAAGTAATGCGATCGCATAACCTGTGGTCAGGGTTTTCTGCTGTCGCCTATAGAATAGAACTTATTGTCTATATTTGTCAAGTCCCGAACCCCACCAGGGTTCTAAGGTTTATTCCCGACGCGGCGGCTTTGAGCTCATAACCTATCATCGCCCAGTTTTTGTTAGTCACGCCGGAAATATTATAGGACATCGACTGTGCACCAACCGCTACCACGTCGGACATGCAACCGAAATGCCGAGAGAGGAGTGCTCCACCAAGCGTCATGAATCTGTTTGTACCAGCGCCATCCTCGGTGAGATTGTATGCTGTGCCACCCCTGTCCACTGATGTCGCATCCCCGACAGCGTTGTCGGCGGAATCTGACGTAACTGATACTGTTGGATTGGTGCTCAAACCGCCAGCCGTCGTGCTTTCCACCAGGGGCGCAGATTGGTCGACCCCAGTAAAAATCGTATAGCCAGCAACCGAAGTAAATACTAACCCAATATTGTCACCATCCTCATAAGTAAAAACCAAATCCTTATTGACACCAATCGCACCAGCCCGATAATAGGCATACACCTGCGAACCACCCTGGTTCTTATAAGCCATAAATGTCATGGCGTTTCCACCGATCGATACCCCTGTAACCGAGTTTGCGTCATCAGATATTAAATTCCCGAATCCATCCCAAATCGTCGCCATTGCTACAATGCAAAGATTAGACCCATTATTGGTGATCGTGTGGGTCGTTTCATTTATTGGGCCATTAACACTATTATAGGCCACAACGTCACTTCCACTGGCACTATAAGCTACCGCCATTATAGTAGTTCTAGGATATCGTTAAAATTAGCAGTGACTTCGGTATTAGAGATATCTATTCCCTCGGAGTTCAAAAATCTCTGCGGAGCGTCGATGTTAACGATAATAATATCTGGTTCGGGCAATCCATTTTTTCTTGAATCCAATCTGACCACCGCGAATCGTTTTATTAATATATTTAGTTCATCAATATTAGCCTCAAATATTTTTTCCCGGTTATTATATTTCAGATAAAGCCTCATACACTGACAATCGCATAAGCTACTAATCCATCAAATTCGCAGGTTACTGTATCTATTTCAACCGCCTTATTGGTAGCGACCTTTTTCCAGGGCATCGAAAAGTTACCACTCATTGGGATTACCCAACCACCGGTAATACCAACCGGCATCACTCCGGATATGGCTGTATCGTCCTCGTCTTGAATAGATATACTTCCCGCCACATTGGCGGTTCCAAAAAGTCCATAAATCCAAATTTGTTTATTAGCGCCAGGGGCGGCAATAATTGATTGATTGGCGGTATTGGCCGCTAAATTAACCGCCGCCGAAGTAAATGAATCTATGGTCGGAGCTCCGGGCCCGACAATCGATGACGGCCAATTGCTAATACTGGATGTACCGCCCCCACCCCCGCCATAGTTAGCGAAAGCGGCGTTGTAAAACATCTTGCCATCAGCACTGACTAATCTGACGGCTATCGCCTTTTCTACCTTTTCATGTTCCTCTAAATCTTGGGCGAATGATTTTCTTAAAAATTCCACCCCCTTTTCAACCACCTCGACGATTGGTCGCGGCGTGAATTTTTCGTACCAGATTGGTTTTTTGATTTCTATTATTTTTGGATATTCCGGTATCTTGATTGGTTCGGGGAATTTTATATCTTTCTGTTTGGGAAAATTACTGACCTCAACCCGATCAATTTTGTTTTCGACAATGGCTTTTTTTAACTCCACCAGTAGTTCGCGGGTCTTGATGTTCTCTTGAACCAATTCGTTTAGAACTTTTTTATTATCGAGGTTTTTAGCAATCTGGTCGTTCTGTTTCGACGGGGTGTTTTCCAAACTAACCAAAAACTGTTTCGGCATGATTACCCTGACCGATTTTTCGCCTAATGCTTCATCGAGATTTTGAGCTAACTCTTCTTTATTCATTTTCAATCGCCTTATGTAGACGCCGCTTGATTTCCTTTATGCCCTCAATTTCTTTAGTGGCTTCCTGTTTAATTTGCTCAACCTCTTTTTTTATTTCCTGCTTGGCTTCGGTCTTGGCATCAACCATTAACTGCGACTTGGTTTTAATGACCGGCAAAACTGTGCACCGGCAATTCACATGCGCCGGTGGTTCTTCAACCGAACCGAACAATTCATCTGTCGAACCAAATTCATTATCCAAACTCATGGTCTTGCCATTAAGCGGGTCACAGATTTCGCATACTGTTTCGTCCATTGCGGTCAGCCATTCTTTCTTTTCCACCACCCCGGATTGCTTCCAGGCCTCGACTGACGCGTAATTAGATGAGTGGGTTACTTCGGTGCGGGCAATGGCATTAGCCCGGCTGGTGTTGGCCTCAACGAATACTTCTTTGATTCGTTTTGACGCTTCGGGTATGCCCTCACCTTCCTCAACGGCAGTTTCGAGGGCGGTGCGAATTTTCTTGGCGGTTGTGGCGTTGACATCGGTAGCGAATTTATCCACGTTATCGCTTAACCAATCCTTGGCTCGGTCGCTCATGTTGAACCCGGACATGCCAATCATGTCCATTGCGTCATCGCCATAAAGTTTAATCATCTTGGTGTAGAACGGGGTGAAGATGTCTACGAACACACCGGCCTCATAGTCCTCATCAAACTTGATTGTCAGGGTCTTTTCTTTTAGACTGGCCAAGACTTGTTTTTGCTGGCGGTTAAATTCTTTGCTTAACTTTTTCCGCATTTCTCTTTCATCAATATCCGTCTTGGCTATTTTGCTGTACCAGAAAGCCTCGTTGAATAATTGCTTTTGGGTTTTAATCTTTTGCGGGGGCGGGGTGACTTTCTTTTTCCGGGCCAAATTCTTTTCCCGAATACTTTTAGCAATCTCGTCAGTAATCTGTTCGCGCAGTTCAGCCGTGTTTGAATGTGACTTGATAGGCACATTGTGTTTGACCGGCAATTTAACCTTGTCTATTTTGCCAATTACGCTTTTAGATTGGTTGACTGGGGCTTCGCCAATCGGGGCCATAACCATCGGTAGATACACGCTATCACCGCCCTCAAATGGCGGCAGGTTTTCCATCGCCCGGATTTCATTGGGGGCGATAGCGCCGATTTGGGCGAGAGTGGTGTATCTTAAATATTTAGTTTCCGGGTTTTCCTCGCCAGGGTGTTCAAAGTCTAGGAATAGGCTGTCATCACCATACAAAGGAACTAGGAACTCATTCAGGGTCTGCACCATGTCTTTCATCAGCGGCACGATGACCCCGTTTAAGAACACTTCTTTTGCCACTTGGGCCGAAGCGTAATTTAGTTCCTGCGGATCGAGTAGGGCTTTTGGAACTTTAAAAATAGCCAGGATTTCATCACGGGTAAACTTCATCTGCTCAATAAACTCCATGTCTTTCTGATTCAGGCCGATTGTTTGCACTTTAGCGTCACCGGACACAATCGCAAAACGATGTTCATGCCCCGACCCACGATGTCTCGATTCCCATTGCGCTCTGATTTGCTTCACTTCGTCCTCGCCCAATCCATTGGGGAAGGTCAATAGGAAATCAGCTCGCGCATTGTTTCCAAAGAATAGGTTATTATATTCTGATGACTTGAGATAAGTATTAAACGCTAAAAGGCAGGCTTCCATTGGGGACACGCCTTGATATGGGTCCATTGGATTCGGGTATTTGAATTGGATTATCTCATCAGGCCCGAATTTTATAATCTCACTCGTACCGGGGACTTGGTATGTATAGCCTTCAATAAAAGTTTCAGCCGATGGAATTACAGTCATTCTGTCCGGTCGCAGGTATGGCCATATTCCCGTCACTTTGTTTCCTTCGCGGATAATCCACCAATAAGCGTTACCAGATAAATCTTTATAGGTTTGGGTGATTTTCAGTAAATCCCCGAAAGATAGATAAGGATTTACCTTATCGAGTAATTCCAGCAAGGGGTGGGTAGTGACGGGAACAATGCTTTGTTCTTTTCCCTTTTTGACTATTTTGTTCAGGGTCAGTTTGAGGTTGGAAAACTCATCGGACCGCTTGGTAACAGCGGCATAAACCCACGACTTATATTGTCTCAACAATTCCTCTTGTTTCATCGATTCTAAAGAACCGTAGCCGGTCAAGGCCCCGTAAGTATTCGTGTTAAACGGAATGTAGGCTGGCGGTTTTGGTATTTCTTTTTTTTCAACTCCAGCGAGGCGTTGAATGAAGTTTTGGAAGCGATTCATAAAGACGGCAAATAATATCCATTAAATGCCGTTATCGGCTACCTTACTTATATCATTGTGGTATTTTGTTTCGATTTTGTCAATGGATCAATATCGAACCGGACGGATTGCACGGCCCGTTTCGCGCCGATTGGCAATCCATGCACGATGTCGATTTGGACAGGGTGTTCGGGGTCGGAGTAGCCAATTTTCTCGCACCAATTTAAGAATTCGTTGATAATCCGTTGCTTCTGTTCGTCGGTATAAGCCATATTATTTACGCTTTTTGATGTCCTCGATTAAGGCCTTATATTGCTCTATACTGTATTTTATGTCCCAAAGGGATAATATCTCACTTTGGCGCTTTTCGGCTTCTCTGGTGCGTTCTAGGGGGTCTAGGAAGCGATCCATATCGTCGGCAGTATTTACTACCGGCATACCCAGCGCCCATGACATAATCGTCTTATTATTGCTCTTGAATCGTAGGTCTCGAAGTGGTGATGGCGGGTTAATCACAAAGTCGCCCGATTGAATATCCATAAAGGCGTTATTGGGTGTCCATTGGATATTGCTAATTGGCACGCCGTAATCGTTGTCAGGTATAAACTCCGAATTGGATATGACGTAAAGCCCCAAGTCTCTTTTTTTAAGCGACGGTAGAACGTAATTTAAGACTTCTTTGGCTTTATGGTAGTAGCCGAACCATACAACCGCTTTAGCCCGCTCTTTATGTTCTTTTTTTACGGTGAAGTAATCGAGATTGAGCCGGTCAGCGATGGTGATGACTGGAATATGTTTAACCCAGCGCTTGACCACATTGGTCAGCTCATCAGTCGAGCAGGTGATAGCGTCAATATGCTGGGCGAATTCCATCAACTTGCAACTGGTCTGCTCCATATTCATCCAGTCAGGGTCGCACATATCGAGAATCTTGACCCCTTTGAAATCCTCAACCATGTCTTTCCAATAAACTTTTTGCAGAATCAATACATCGAACTTATCACCGTGTTTCCACTCGGTTGCCTCGTCCCATTTTTCCGCCAGCCAACGTGACCGAATCATGCTCGATCCGATTGAACCAAATGGCCGATAATTGAATCGTTCCCAAGAGACAATACTTACTTTCATAGATTTATCTTTAATTCCTCGGTAATAAACTTAACCCAATTATCATGATATTTTTGTCGGCTGAATTTTTCGATGGCCATCTTTTTCGCGTTCTGTCCGATTTGGATTGCCTCGTCATAGCGGTTTTCAATTAGGTCAATGCAGGTTTGAGCGATTTCTTTCGGACTGTTATCGACCAAAACTATATTTTCGCCGTCTTTGGCGAACATGTCTAAATCATGAGCTCCCCTCACTTGGACGACACAGCAACCTGATAACATAGCTTCCGTTCTAGCCCGATTCATTGGTGTCCTAAAAGATGTATCGACATAAATAAGCGACCGACCCAAGAAGTTTTTGTATTCATCTAAACTACCATCAGTCCTGACATTATTTTTAGCCCAATATAACATGTAACCATAATTCATTTTCACTTGCCTGCTAACTTCGGCCATACATTCATGATTATAATATTCCTCGCAACCGGCCGGACTAAGGGCAGTAAATATTCGCGGCTCTTTTGGTAAATCAAACCATTCACTTGGTTCGAGCCCGTGCCATATTGGATAACCCCAGCCCCATTCCTTATCAGTCGCCGCCTGAAATGAATTAGTAACCATTAAATTATCGCCAACCATTTTTTTTATTATCTGACGGCATTCATCCTCGGCATCCTGTTTAGTATTACCCTGATGTAAAAGAAACTCGGGATAAACCGGTGAGGCGTGGTTGATTACGACTTTGGGAATATCTTTTATGGCCTCATCCAATTCGGTGTAAACCCGAGACTTACCCAATTTATCATTAACACATTGCTGATCAATATTAATTATCGCGAAATCGTAAATCCCTGGCTCATAATAAGGAACGAAAGTAACATTTTTTGGAATTGGCCTAGCCGCAATAAACTCTTTTCTGCGCCATGACCGCCAAGAGTTATCTATCAGGTAAAAATCTGCTTCCTCGGATAGAGCATTATATAAATCCCAGGCATGCATAACATGCCAAACGGTTGCGGCGATTTTAAGTTTTCTCATGGTTTTAAGGGTTGAGCTTTCCAATGAATATCGGGTCGCTCATTAGTGATAAGTTCGATTGTTTTCCAAGTTCTTAATCCGCGACTATGCATGTCGATTAACGATGGATAGTCGGGGTTCATTTCGCCGGTTAAATGTTTAAAGGTGGCCTCATCAAACTGCGTATAATGCGGGATGATAAATCTGCTTTCAGAATCCCAGGCCGGAACGACAACCCATAGAACTCCACTCGATTTAAGCACCCGCCAACATTCATTGAACAGTCCAATCAAATCCTGCCGAGTGATATGCTCAAAGGTATGTGATGAATAAATCTCAATACATGAATTGTCTCTGAACGGCAGGTTTTTGGTAATGTCCCAAACTATGTCTTGGCCGTGATCGTTGATGTCGAGATGAATATAGCCCTCGCGTTGATGGTCTTTATTGCCACAACCCAGTTCAACCATTAAATCATTACTGTCTTTAAATTCGACGCGGTTCATATTGGTTTTCTGATATGAGCGATTATTAAGTTATCGTTTACTTCTTTGTAGTTTTGGCAATCAATCAATTCCCATTTTTTAATATCTATATTTGCGCCCCTTGTCCCGCAGAAATACTGGACGATTGTCCCCTTGACCCAAAATGAGACATGGGTTGGGTCGGCAATAGCTAGTTCTGGTTTTTGTGAGAAGTCGGGGGTGACTATTTCGGCAATCCCGCCAGGTTTCAATACCCGCCACATTTCATTGAGTACGAATACTTTGTCTCGGATATGCTCAACGATATTCCAAGCGTGAATATGGTCGTAGGTGTTATCATCTATCGGCCAGGGTCTTTCTATATCAGCTACAAACTTCTGCCCCAAGTCCCTGATGTCAATTCCGTCGGCATTATCGGGGGTGATGTCTTTCCCGCAACCGACATCTAAACATTTACCGGAACAACTACAGCCTAATAATGCGTCTTGGCGATTGCTCATAAATCCCAGTTCCAGTTACTGTGACCCCACATATCAGGGGTCATGGCGTTTAATTTTTCCTGAATGTATTTGGGGTGTGAACCAACCTTTAAGATGGTCGGGTGCAACATTTCGTTTCTTGACCTCATCATACCTTTCCACATTTCCCATGAAGCCTCCGGCTGACCATAAAGGGGATAGCCCGCGTCATTGACAAATGCTTTGGCCGCCCGCAAGTACCAATCCTGACACATCTTTTTGGTTCTAAAGAAGCAGTCATAATTGTAGAAGGGAACGCCGGTATCATGCGTGTTTTTATTAGGAATCAAGTCGCCTCGGTACATCTCATCTTTATATTCCTTGACCATGACCAGATTAGTCCAATCAAGTTTAACTTCATTGCCGGTCACAATCCCGCATTTGACCTTGCCCCGCCAAAACTTGGTGTGCAAGCCGGTGACCATTTTCCCCTTTTCATGGAAACGTTGGCGGTTGAGCAGACTGTATTTGGTCAGGGTGGCGACAATCATGCTTCGGTCATCTACTTTTTGGATCAATTTACGCCGAAAGTTAATTACATCAGTCTCATGAAAAACCCAATCCGCGTCCAGTTTAAACGCCCAATCCGCTTGCGGTGAGCAACTATCAAAACCGAGATTATAATGTTTGGCGAACTCCCGTTGTTTGTAATCCCAAGGCCAATCCAGCTGAACTATTTTAATCGATTGTGAAAGGGCTTTGATTTTTTCCAGTGACCCATCTGTTGAACCGCCATCGACTACTATGACCTCATCAAAGAAATCAAGATAACTTTTTAACGCTTCAAGATACGGGAAGCCCCACTTTTCGGGATTGGTAATCAGGGTGAAACCGGAAACAATCATGTGTAGAACCTGTAGATGATATCTTTGGCCTTCCAAATATCCGATCGCCGTTTGCCAACCGCCCGGACATTTTCGTTAGCCTTGCCTTTGTCGTCGTAGATGAAGTCCAGCCGGTTCTTGAATTGCTCCCTAGTAATCTCGGACATACCGCCATATCGGTTCATACGCTCATTGAACATGCCGCCCCGTACGAAATCACGCTTTTTAACCCAGCTAAAGTTTTCCATGAATGAACGCTTGGTTGAGATTCCCTCTTTGGTTATCTTTTCGCCATGCCGCCATTCCTTGTCCTTAATGTTGGCGATATGCTCCAAACTGCCCTGTTTTAGCGTCAGCCGGTCATCGAGGAATAGCAGGACGCTACCCATTGCCTCTTGTACGCCCATATTTCGCGCTCTAGCGAGGTTATATTCGCTTTCGGCCACTTTACCCGTCGATAGGTAAAGGATAGGCGTTTTGAGCCGTTTTTTGAGTTCCAAGACCGTCTTTTGGGTCATGGTGTTAATCCCATCGTCAATCACGATAATCTCTTTGGCCTGATAATAATCCGAATCAACAGAAATAATCGTATCAATTAAAGCCTCGTCTCGATTACAGGTCGGAATAATCACCGAAACCACCGGTAGTTTTTGCCAAATCACGTCGTAATAGGCCTTGCCATAATTCCAGGCCATGCGTTCCTCGGAAAAGTTTTTAATCGTGTCCCAGGCTTTGTTGCGGATTTCCAGTCTCAATTTCTCATCTTCCATTAACATCTTTAATTTCTCTTTGAAGTTTTCCTCGGTAAAGATAATCCCATTTATGCCGTCCTCGATAATATCCCTGGCCATGCCCTGCGAAGTCGCCAAGACCGGCACGCCGCGAGCCATCGCTTCTAGTAGGGGCAAAGTTCCGGTTTCTTTTTCGCCGGTTGAATAGGCCACAAACACTTTCATCTTGGCGTATAAATCATCTTTGACATTAGCCGGACTCATAGCCGCGCGTCCGATATTGCCCTTGTAATCGAGACAGCTCTTATCGACTGTTTTCCAATAATCCTGATCCTCGATATAACCCGAACCCAAAACCTTATAGCCCAATTCTTTTGAGGCCTCGCAAATCTTGGCCAGGTTTTTCCAAGGCACGACCCGACCAATATAACCGACTGTGTTTTCCTCTGGTGGGTATTCCTTTACAAATGAGAATCGGTCAAGGTCAATGCCATAAGGGATTTTGTAGAGATTGCTATGCACCGTTTTTAGTTTGTCCATCGCCCAATTTGTCGGCACGGCCACGCCCTCGAATTCATGCCAGTCGCCTTTATCGAGCGAGTAGTGATTGTGGTGGGATAGAAGTTTGGGGATTTTCGCGTAATCTTTTAGCGGGTGCAAGTCTATGATGTTCTGCGCCGAGTGCCAATACATCGCGTGCCATAAATCAATCCCGCCCTTTAAGGCCCGGTCTAGGTCAACGAAAGAAGCCATTGTGTCTCTAGGGTGAACGGGAATGACGGTAAAGTTAAACCGGCTCATGCTCTTGGAATTGGTAATGCTTCGGGTGAGATTACCGATGGCCCAGGTTAGAATGTCGGGAGTGATTAAAATATTCATGGTTTTGTGATTACTAAAATTCCAGGGTGGGGTGGATAAATAACCCCACCAATTCTATGTTCGTTCATAAATTGATTGCAAGCCATTGTTACGCCATAGTCAGTCGTTGGTAGGAAGTTCTGCTCATGCAGGTAATCGTGGCAAATCAGCAACCCACCACTATCGAGGATTTTCCAAGCGTTATTAATGTCTTTGTAAACTTGATCGTAGCAATGTGAGCCGTCAATAAAGATGAGGGCGAAATTGGATTTGTTGTCAGCGAAAAACTTATCGGCGGGGGAGTGAACGAATTCCCAACGACCTTCATGGTCGAGTTCTTTCATCATGATATTCGCCTTTTCCACCCAACCATCAGCCGCTTGGTCGACTGAAGTGACGTGGGTAATTCCCGCTTCCTCAATCAAGGCCCGCGAAGTAATGCCCCAACCAGTCCCGATTTCCAGTGCTGAACCAACTTTGCCTTTGATTATTTTCTTGAACGTCAGGTAATAATCTCTGGTCGGTTGGTGGGCGATTTGCTCTTCCCAATAGGTCATAAAACTTTGCTGTTCAAATCATCGATGTCTTTGCCCCAGGCGACTAACTTCCGGGCGTTTATCTTTTTAATTTCCGCGACCTTTTGTTCTTTGGTCTTTAGAATACTGGTCTGCACCGAATCAACACAGTAGCGTTTGTCTTGGTCGATTACCCGTTTGACCATCTTTTCCTTCAACCATTCAAAACATTTAGTGCAAACTGAATAAACCCGGATTTCATGCGGGGTAAGCTGGACTAAAAACTCCTTGTATGGTGAGAGCCGATAACTGGTGTCGCAATTTGTGCAGTATCCTATTTTCATAAATAAAATTAAGGGGCGGTGGACAATCCTTGTCCGAGGTGATTGGCCGGGGTGGCACAATCAACTAACCGCCCCCAAGAGCGAGATTCGTGATGTGGTTGTAATATCATTAACATTGATTTATTGCAATAGTCCCCTCCCCCATCGACGGGGGTATGGCGTTTTGACCCCTTTTGAGGGCTTTTGGTGGGGTGGGGGAGTGCATAAGTTATTGGTTCTTTCTGGCCGTGACAATCCAGCCCAAGATGTTATGCGGTTCGCCTTTGGCCGGGTGCATACGCTCGACTGACACGAATTGTTGCCACAGTTTCTGACCCTCATTAGTCATTAGACGCGGAACAGCCCCAAGCATGGTCAAGCCGTTCCGGTCTAACAACTTCTTTATCCCGGTTAAGGTGTAGCGGGTGCAATCTGATCCGGTGGGATTATGGAAGGGATAGATAAACGGAAAAGTGATGTAGAGTAATCCGCCCGGTTTAAGGAAATATTCAATATTTCTAATAGCTAGTTTTGTATCGTAAATATATTCCATCACTTCCAAACAAAAAGCGATGTCAAATTTTTGATGTAATTCTGCTGTATCGGTATAACCAAGAGCGTCGCTATTTTGCAGATTAAAGGTTTGATAATTTATGTCATCGGCCGGTTTTTCTAATCCGCTATCCAGGATTAAATAATTATTGACGAACCATCTTTTAACCCGATTCTTGACTGGCTTGGCCGCCCCTCCGACATCTAAAACTGAATCGGCCGTAATTTCCTGTTGCCGCAACCAACTTTCTAATTGTACCCGGTAATTCGAGGCCATTATTCGTCCCCCCTGAATCGTTTGTTAGCTTTCCAGATATCCTCGAAGAACTCCGGTCGATATCCGACCGCGATTGAGGCCATGATTAGAGCGTTTAAATCTTTGGGTAGGCATTTACCATCAAAGCCAGGGCGTTCCTTAAAACAAGCGGTATGCATTGGGTCAACTCTTGGATCGGCGGCCCAACCATCGCGAACTGTCCAATAATCCACTCCAAATGCCTCGCATATACGCCTCATCTCATTGGCAAAGGTAACTTTAGTCGCGAAGTAAATGTTTTCCATGTATTTCACCAGTTCCGCCTCAATCCGGCTCATCTTGATATAGCGTTTGGTCGGCCCGGTAATTGGAACTAATAAATCAAGCAGGTAAATCGTGTCCTCGGTATGGCCGCCCAATACAAACCAACTGGCCTCTTTTTCGTCTTTATTGAATTTATATGGTTGCCAGTATTTCCCCTCGCCGATATATTCCGGGCTAAAAACTATCCGCTTATCGTATTTTTGGGCGAGGTAATCGGACGTGCCAGGCGGAACAGTGGAGCGTAGCCAGATGACCGGCGTATCAAGCCAGCCGAGTATCTCCTCGACGATTGAAGTATCACATGACCCGTCATCATTCATTGGGGTCGGCACGCAGACCACGCCCAAATCACAGGCGTTGACCTCGTTTTTATTACCGTCGTCCTTATCGTGTTTTACCAACCCGTAATGGTCTTTGAACAATCCAACCATCGCACTGCCAACGTAACCTTTGTAACCGATGATAGCAATTTTTTTCATAAGGCTTTGTTAAATACTTCTAAATACTCCCGTCCCAATCGGGGAAGTGAGAAATGTTCCCGTCCGCTGACCCGCCATTTTTGGAATAACTCAACAATGACTTCCCAACCAGTATGATAAACGTCGAGACCGCACATCCACGCCTCAATCACCGTGTTCGGGCAAGCGTCGGAATAGGTCGGGTAAATCAATGTATGCACTCGGCGCAGAACATCGGCGTATGCTTTTGGATCGGAAATAATACCGAGATATTCCACCTGTTCGCCTCGATATAAATCGAAATTAACCGCAACCAGTTCCGGCGAGTAATTACCCACGACTATTAATTTATGATTATGGTTTTGTTTCCAAATCTCGGTGAAGATGTCGAAAGCCTGGGTTGTTCTTTTGTTCTCGTCACGATTGTATTGAGTTATCAGGTAGGTTTTGATTGGTGTCTCTAATTTGATACTGGGTGGGTAAAAAATGGTGGAATCGGCGGCATTGTAAATAACCACGCCTTGTTTGCCGATATAATCCCCCAGCCATCTTTGCGCCCACTGGCTTTGATAAACAACCTCGCTGGCCAGTTCCGCGTACTCTCGCATGCGCTCATGCGGGGACATACCTCGGTTGCGGCTTTTGCGGGGCATGTTATCTACCCTTAGAATAATTTTCTTGCCCGCCGCTTTCGATTGGTGGACTTCGGCCTTATCGACAATGGTCACACTGGAGATTAAAAAGATGTCGCAATCTTGCCAGTTATCAACAAACTCGGCTTGACCAATCAGGGACTTTTCTAGATTGCGCCGAAAGGTGTGCCCCCCGCCCAAAGTCTGCTTGCTAACGCTGGGATTATAGATTTTTATCATCTTATATTATTAGCCATATAAGCCAATAAGGTGTCTAAATCTGCCCAATAATTGAACTTGTCAATCTCCCAACTGTGACCCCATAAATGAAAATAATCGTCATCTTTGTCGGGGTCAATTACTCGATTGAAGTATTCGAGAGCCATTGAGAGCCAGTATCGACCATCGTATTCTTTCCGATTGTAAATGTGAATAGTGGTATCGAGTTCGTATGGGTCGTCGGCTCGCTTTGTTTTTAGCACCCTGGTTGTTCGGGCTTCCTTAAATCCCGCGTCCCGTACGAAGTCCTTGATGTTCTTGGTGAATCGGCCGCGTGGGTAGCAGAAGGAGTTAATCTGAAATCCCAGCAATTTTTCTAATCCTTCCTTGCCCTCAATAATTTCGCAATCAGCTTCCGGTAATGAAATGTTAGAAAGGTACTTATGGTTTCTGGTGTGACCGCCGATTGAGAACCTGTCAGCCAAGTCGATGACTTCTTGATCCGTTAATTCGCGGGCTTGGCTGGGAATGTAGAAAATGGCGGGTAGTTCGTAGTGCGTCAGTATGTCGGCTAATCTGATGTCCTGCTTTCGTCCGTCATCAAAGGATAGAACGATTTCGATTTGTTTGCCGTTTTCCAGCGTCAGTTTCATTTCAGCTCTTTCAACCAGTCTTTTATCATTTCCCGACCTGACAATAAATCCTCGCCATCCTGCATGAATCTGGTCAGGGCGCTGTTGAGCTGGGCCTTGACTTCATCCTTCTTTTCGGTGGTGATTCGGTTGCTGATAATCCGAATCCGGACGGCATTAATCAGAATTTCCTTATCATTGTCTTTGAGTAGGGATTCTAATTGTTCCCTTGGGTTATCGATTTCGGGAATCTTAGTCTGGTCTTTTTGTTCGCCCCACATAGATTTGGTGGTTAAGTATAAACTGCGGTTTTAGGTTTGCTGAATCGGGTATGGACAGCGTATCGAATCGCGTCCATTAAATGATCGTCGGTTTTCACTACTTCGTCAAGTGCCTTGCCGTCTTTCTCTTTCCATGAGTATCCTTTGACTTCTTTAAGCGTGAAGGTGCTGTCTTTCGTGACAAACCAAGTTCGCGTTTTAACCGAATCAATACCTTTTGCAACGTCTTTTTCTGCTGGGCGGATATTGAATCCGGCTCGGCGAATTTCCTCAATCCGTTGAGGTTCTGCACTATCAGCGTATATGATGTCGGATCGACTGACTTCAATCCTTTTAAGTTCCTCGATGAGTTGCGCATTGGTTAGAGATGTCTTGTAAATTAATTCTTTGGTGTAAATTACTTGGTCTTTGATTGGTATCTTGACCAGCGCCGTCGGGTTGTTAAAGCCAAAGTCCAGTCCGTAAATGGTCTCGTCGGGGTTCTTTGGTAATTCGTCGCAGTATTGCCAATGCGAGTAAATTTTCATTTCCGACATGCCGCGCTCACCCTCGCCGTATATCCGCCAGTAGTTATGGTCAACGTCTTTCAGCCGTTCTATTTCCGCCACAATGGCCTTTTCAAGAAATGGGTTGTCCTTATAGGTGGACTTTATCAGGGTACAGTCGTTTCGGGTCAGAACGTGGTCGTAAATCCAGTGGAATTCATCGCTGGGGTTGAAGTCCATCCATATCTGATTATCTGTCCGCATGTTCAATTGCCGGAAATCCTCTAGGGCAAATTCGTTCGCTTCGTTCATCCATAGGTAGTGTCGTTTGCGACCCCGGACTTTTTGCGGTTGGTCGACTGATATAAACTCAATCTCGTTTGTTCCGTACCGGTAAGATAGTTCGGATTTGTTGTGGTATTCCTCTTTGTAAATCCCCTCGGTTTTCATGATTTCGAGGAAGTCCCGCATGGCGGTGGCCCGTAAAGCCGGTAATGTTTTGCGGCAAACAGTGAGCAGTGTATTGCGTTTTGTAAGGAGCAGAATTAGGAATAGCTGGGCGATCGAGAATGTTTTGCTACTACCGCGCCCACCTTGATTGACTATAAGTCTAGTCCCTTTTTCGAGTTCGCCCCAGTTTCTTTGGAATACGTTTGTGGCCTTTAGTAACATATTTAAATGGTACACGCTTCTTATTACAAACCAGGGTATTTGTTTCTATGTCGTAATGATGTTGCGACAGTGGGTAAAAGCATTCAGGGCAAAGTTCCAAGTCTTTCATAACTATTTCCAGCTAACCGATTTAACCAATGTCCTTGTCCCCGAATCTTCATCTAACTCATCGTCGTTAATAAAAGTATCATGCATCGTTTTATCAAACAAATTAAAATCTTCCTGTTTTTCGCAATATAGTTTTACCTTTATTATATCACCGTATTCATGTGTAGTAATTATTGCTATATCAGAATTAAATATAATTTTTGCCAGTTCTTTCTTCACGGCGCGCTTATTTTTAGGCCTGAGAGAATATGATTTGTATATCATTTTACAATCTCCACTTTTATTTCTTTGATTTCGTCGTCGACCCCCATATCGATTTTTTGCTTGGCTTGGCCATATCGTCTGTCCATTATGTCTTTGTAATATTGGTAATCGCCCTCACGCGCTTTCTTGATGGCCATCTTTAGCAGGTCCACTTCAATCTGCAAGTCATCTAAACTGTTAGCTTCGGCTATCTGTTTGATGGCTTGGTCTAAAAGGGTATTAAAGTTTTTACTGCCTTTTGGTCGGCCATTCGGATTCAGGCTTTCTTGGCCGGGTAACAATCGACCATTCTCATCTCGCGCTAGTTCCTTGCTAGTTGATTCTTGTTCTTCGGTCATAACGGATAACCACAATTAGGGCATTTTTCTGGTTCTAGTAATTTATCAACCTTTATCTTATCGATGTTGAGCTTTAGATCGTTGTTATCAAAGCCGCATTTATGGAGTAGGTCGATGTCGTATTCCGCCAGCAAGTCGTAGTCCCAATCACCGTTTTCTTTGTTGTCTAAGATGATGATTTCGCTTTCGCGTTCTGGGGGGATATCCATTAGGGCGGCCGGGACTTCCGTTAACCCTGACTCTTTGGCGGCCCGCCACCTCATGTTACCCCCCAATATCATACGGTCTCGATTGTAGATTATTGGCCGGGCCTCGAATAGTTCAGGATTATTTTTGATGGAAGTTTTTAGATATTCAAACTGGGCCTTACTGATTTGGCGGGGATTGCGTTGATGAAGTACCAGACTGTCGATTGGGACGTATTCAGTTTTGTTTTTGATATAACTCAATTTAGCCGTCTCCATGCTTGTTATTGGACGACTGATTGAGTTGCTGTAGGGCGATTTCTCGAACCCATTGAGCCATACTGACACCCTTAATCGCGCACCATGACTTTATCTTGCGCCATTCGTGGTCGGTGAATTTCGCGATGATATGGCGGTCTTTGGTGTCCATAGTTGTATTATGCGTCATAAATGGCTATTTTGTCAACCGGAGAGCCAGTCGGATAGATATTATCTTATCTTGATAGTATTTTATTAGTCTTTTGCACTCCTCGATTGTTGGGGCGCTAGTTTTCTGGCGGGCTAGTAAAGAAAGTTCGTTGTATAGGGCCGCCCCGTATTTTTGGATAAACCAATTGGTATATTCTTGGGGGTAATATCCGTGGTGCTTGTTCGATCCGGCGCATTGGGCGAAAACCTGACGTTCATCATATTTAATTGCCCGTTTGCCTCTCGGAATCACATGCCCGGCCTGTAGACTATTTCCGCTACACCGATGGCCCGGCTCATCAGCTAGGACGCATCTAAACTTGTCACGGGTTCGGATATAAAGGCTGAAAGCGTCCCACAGGGCTTTTTCCCACTCATTACGGGTGTAGAGTTTTTCCCTAGTAATATTGATGTCTACTTTCGTGTATACTACAGCCCATTTATCTGATTGCCTTTTCTTCGTGGTCATAACTTCATTCCTTATTTAGCTTCTTCGGGTCAACGATTCCCTGCTCGATAAGGTAGATGAGGAGTTTGGCTCGGGCGTCGGCTTCAGTGTCTGCTTCCGCTTGTGTCTCGAGGTCGGTCTCGTCTAAACCATAAGGAGTCCTGCCTTCGTGGTAGTAGCCACAACCCCACGTCTTGTTGCACGAATGGTCGTTACTTCGTCCGACGTTGGTTGCGAACTCAAATCGCCTGCCTTTGCGCCAGAATTCGAGCGGCAACATCTCCCCCAGCTCTGAAGCGAGGAAGGCGGAGGCTGACTCATCCCCAACGAACGTTTCCGTGGTGCCAGATGTCCAGATAATCCATCTGTCTGGTTCTGAGTGCTTCATCCGCCATCCGAAGACGCTCTCCTGCGGCACTCCCAACTCCTTCAGCCGCTTGCTTGTTTCGAGTGATGTGACGTGATTATCTATCATAGGGTTGTTCCTTTATAGTTATAGGATTAGGGGGGGGGCTAGGCAAATTTCACTAAAGTTGCGAGCAGAAAAATAGCGCTCATCACAAAGAACAGTGCTGGGCCGTATCTTTTTTCCTCAACAAACTTTGAGGCCACTACTGCATCTACAAAGAATCCGATGATAAGGAATGTCACTGTAAGGTTACTCATGGTCGTTTTGGTAACTTCCACTTATTCAGTTGTTCTAGTTTATTGGTGAGGGTAAGGATAATCTCGTTGACTTCTCTCGTCAGACCCTTCCTTGAAATAATCTCGATACTAAATTGCTTCGGTGCGTTCATTCTAAACCGTCCGACCATTCGTATTTCTCTCGTTGTTTTCTTCATAGTTATAGGATTAGTTAGCCTGTTGGGGGGGGGTTAGGATACGTCAATAAGTTTGTATACTCTGCGACCCATAAATCCTTCTTCTCCTTGCCACTCAAATGTAGCTTTCTTCAGGGTTGTTCCGAAACTATAATCCTGCGTTTCGTGGTTGAATACTTTGGGCGTTTCCATATCCATCATCAGGTACACTCGTGGTTCAACGGAATCGGGCCACTCCATCTCTCCTTGTAGTTTCTTACCGAAGGCGGTGAGTAGTATTTTCATCGTATCACCCCTTCCAAATCTTCTAAATACCTAATCATCCGTTCTTTAGTGTCGGTTCTAAACATTTCGTCGCTGTCAAGAGAACCATCTTTTTTCATACCAATCGCTTCCCATCCAAGAAACATAGCATTTTTTATGCCAGGAAACCTGTCTACCGTACTCTTCATCGTCGTACCAAAGTCCACGACAGAATACTTCGTCTCGTACGTTTTCTCGCCAGGAACATTCGCTGACAACGTGGCAATGTAGTACCCATCAAACTCTACGTCTTTTCTTGGTTCAAGTGTCATACTTATAGGATTAGTTAGCCTGTTGGGGAGGTCATTCCTTATTTAATTTATTAAATCAACTTCTTGGTATTGTATCGGGTTGACCCCAATCACTATTTTGGGATTCCTTATTTAGCTTCTTTAAGACGTATTTCTCCCCTTTAACTTCAATAATCTCCCCGTCACAATCATTCTTTTTACCAACATCTATGCCGGTAATACGCTTGAACATGTCAGCATTAAACTCTGGTAAAGATTTAACATAATCAATAGCCGCTTGAGGCATATCTTTCCAAGCTTCGTATGGCTCTTCCCAATTTTCTAATTTGGACTTTATTTTAGAGGCATCGACTTTTGACCAATCATTCCCGTTTCTAACATACAGATCAAAAGCGTTATTAAACTTTGGATACCAGCCATTTAATCTATTGCGTAATTCCGACCATATTTCATTAAACCTCTCGTCAGAAATCTCAACCCCAAAAATAGTTGCTTGCCGCTTTTTATCTGCCAAGAATAACGCCCGGTCAACCCCAAAACTATTTATCACACCAAGGCTCCCATTCACACCAAGGCTCCCATTCACACCATCGCTCCCATTCACACCAAGGCTCCTATTCACACCATCGCTCCCATTCACACCAAGGCTCCCATTCACACCATCGCTATTATCTTTATTTACTCCTTTACTATTTGATATGGACATATATTTAGTAGTTATTCCTTATTTATTGCGGATAAAACGGTGTCTATAACGGCTAATTTAATATCCGTCACTGGGCTACTGGGGTCATAAGACAGAATCTTAACTGTGTTTGGTTTCCTCAACCCCTCAACCATCTCACTTATCCGCTTCCGTTCCTCGGTGATGAGGGTGAGGAGACGGTCGGTGCTTCCACCTAACGAGGCGTGTTCTTCAACCTCATCTCGCAGTATCTCCTCAATCTTCTCTCTCAGGTTTTGGGTTGGGGCGGGCATGGGGGTCATTCCTTATTTATTGCGGATAGGACTAATTTAATAGCAGTTTTCCAACCCTCTGTTTGGGCCTCGCCTTTTGCGGATAATGTCCCACCCCATTGCTCGGGGATATATTCCAACCCCTCAACCCTCTCACTTATCCGCTTCCGTTCCTCGGCGAGGAGGGATGCGACAAACGCTCTTAACTCTTGGCCGTATTCTTCAAAATCAGCTACTTCCAATCGGGCGTATTTTACGCGCTTAAGTAGATAAATATAATCCCAGTCAATTCTCTTTTCCCACTCCGGCTGGGCGGGAGTAATCGTATCATTCTCTTCAATTCTTTTGTTAAGTTGTTCTCTGGTTAATTCCATATAATTAGGCGCTACCTAGTTATTAGTAAGTAAGTCAGGGTTCTCGTAGATGTTGCCGATGACGGAGTATGGGCTAGACACTTGCAGGAAATACCGAACATTCGTTGGATGTTCTTCGTCGTCTCTGGCCCTGCCACGGAACTCACAGTCGCCAAACTCCACTACAGCCATGTGTCCGCCAAAATGCCCCTTTTCACGTCCGAGAATATCCCCCTCCCAAATCTCCTTGCCGTTCTTATCGTGGAGGCCGGTGAACTCGTCGTGGTGGGTAGTGGCCGGATTTTCGCCTGAGGACGATTCAACGGGGCTGATGAACTTGCCGTCAATGAATCCCCAGTAGTGGAACTGGTTGTCGATACGCTGGCGGAACTTGATTGGTCGTTGGTTATTCATAGTGGGGGTGGGGACATCACATGGCTTGGGACACACCTTTCGTCCATCACCGAGTTCAACCCAGTATCCTATTTCTTTACCACAGATAGCGCAGGTTTCGTTGTTCATATCTTTCGTCGCTTAGGGGTGAGTAAACTAAATAATATTGGCATAGAATAGTGTCTCCATTTTTCCTCCTCGCATCGACATTTCCAGCTGAGTACAATTCCCGAATCAACGGTTATATTAACTTCCCACGGCTTCCATTTATGCTCGTGTCGCTTCTTTTTGGTCATATGATTATACATTAGTTATTGACCAGAAAAATCCGGCCATAATAACTACCCCCACCAATGCGACCCCGAAATATAAAAGGAATATTAGACCCCAGAAATAAATTGGTATCGCGAATAAACCTACTAAATAAAGTGATGCTAACATGCGAGCTAATTTCTTTTTGGTCATGGCTTATATCCGATTAGTTTATAGGCGTAGTGTTCGTAGTCGAATGTCATAATTCCTCCGTTATAAACTTACCTGCGCCGGATAAGAAATTGTCCATCGCGTAGATTTCTTCGGGAGTGCGGCCTTGGGATTTCCATTCAATGATGGCCGCTAAAATCCTAGCCCTCATAGTTTCTCTGCCCAAAGCAATTCCTATATCTATCTGGTAATGTAAGTCTTGATCTGACATATAATTAGTTATTAGTTAGAGACGACGACGCGGCGAGGGCTAGAGTTCGGCGGGCAGTCCTGGCGGCGAGTACGATGACTTCCTCGACACGCTGTCATCGCGGCACATGGGCATATAGCCCACGCCACAACGCTGTGCCAGGACATCCAGCCGGACCGAAGCCCGTTGCCGAGTCGTTGTTTCACTCAACAATTATCCCAAGTGCTTTCAGGAAGTCGTTTAGTTGCGATTTCTTGATCTTGGTCGTTCCGCCCTTACCGTAGAACTTTGCGGCGCATAATTCAGCTTCGCGTAGGTTGGTTCCGTACAGGTTAGCTCCGTACAGGTTGGCTCCGCTCAGGTTGGCTCCGCTCAGGTCGGCTTCGCTCAGGCTGGCTTCGCGTAGGTCGGCTTCGCTCAGGTTGGCTCCGTACAGGTTGGCTCCGTACAGGTTGGCTCCGCTCAGGTTGGCTCCGCGTAGGTCGGCTTCGCTCAGGTTGGCTTCGCTCAGGTCGGCTTCGCTCAGGTTGGCTCCGTACAGGTTGGCTCCGCTCAGGTTGGCTCCGCTCAGGTTGGCTTCGCTCAGGTTGGCTTTATTGCTCAACACAGCCTCGCGCAACGTCGGCTTGTCAGTTTCGACTAGAACGGTCCCGTCTCGTCTAAAGATAGTCACGCCTTTAAGTTTCGGTGGCGTTAAAGACGCTTCCAATTCTTTCAGCTTCTCGTCGCTGACCTCGATTTGTTTTCCGCCTAATGTGATTGTGGGCATAGATTTGATTAGTTAATTGTCGTTCCACTCATTGAAATGAACGGGGAGGGGGCATGGAGATTTGCGCTCCAACGTCCGATTCATCCGGGGTTAGGACGTTCCTAGGATGCACCTTTCAGTCCCCGGCGATGCACCGCCAGCCCCCACTCCGTTCACTTCTTTGAAAGAGCCTCAACCGCTTCCAACTTCTTGCGGCGCTTCCGAACGGCCTTCAGCCGCTCATTCAGTTCCAGTTCCTCGGCCTTCGCTTCCTCGATTATTTGATTGAGTTCAGCGCGCGAGCGTTATCACGCGCGTTTATCGCTTCGGTTAATGTTTGATAAGAACCAATGTATTTTTGGGTATTGTTGCGGGGCGATCCGATTGTAACATAATACCCATTTCCAGTCTTTCGTTTATAGACGTTTTTAGGAAGTTCCCTGCGCCACAATAAACCCTTAACATCAATCCCGTTCTTTTTCCAAAATGATTTGACGGTCATATTAGGGTGTGGTGGGAGTTAAGGTCATCAGCCGATTCGTCGTCATTAGGCTCGCGAAACCAAACTATCATTAGTATTATTATTTCCACTGCGGCGGTTAAGATTAATATTTCTTTCATGATATTATGTCGTTACATACCCACCATGAGGCATGGCCGTTGGTTAATTGTTTGATCGTCCAGCGGGTTGAGCATTCAACATCAAAGGCACAATCATCTGATACGTCCTTGTGCGAGGGCATTATTTGGAACAGTCCTCTTGCCCCGCTTTTGTTTTTGGCTTGGGGGTTAAGGGAGCTTTCGCAAAATGCCAGTCTGGTCAACCACCGAGGAGCGTCATAGTCCATTTCGTCGGCAACCTTGTGGATTGTCTCGGTTACCTCATCGGGGGTTTTAATCTTTACTGTAGGGTCAGATTTGGCGATTTGTGGGGGTTTGGGGGCGTAACTGGTATAATGTGCCATATCGGCCCAAGTCACCGTTGTAGCGCGAATTAGGGCGAAAATCACGATGGTCACAAATATCAGTAAAATGGCCCAATACATCGTTTGTTTCACAATCCGTTTCCAGCTCCTGTGCCAAGCCGACCGGTCAGCGAGGGGAATGAATCTGGTAAATAAGTTCATATTATTCTGTTTTAAAATTATCCCAAACTATTTTCTCAAAAGAGCTAAAATCGCCTTCGGAAATTTTGGAGATTAATTCGTCATTCTTTATTATCTCGCCACCTATTTTTGCTAATTGGTCCTGTAAGGATTTCTGTTGAAGAGCTAGATGATAATGCCGTCGCCAAACCTTGGTAATTGAAGCTTGGCATTCTTTTTTAATTTCGCTCAATATATCATTTTTTGTGGCATCGGCTAAGTCCTTCGTGTTAAATAATTCTAATAATTTCATATACTTAATCTTAATTCTTGCCTTGATAATTTTGGTAAACCCTCTTTCTTTAACTTATCAACCCGAATCATTTCGTTTAATTCTTGGATTAGTTTTGATGGTTTGTTGCGGGTCTTGTACCAGACTTCGCCATCAATGTATTTCTTTTCGATCAGATTGTCGTGGGCCATTTCCCGCAGTGTCCGGTTAGCCCGTTCTGGCAACCAACCCCACTCCGTTTGCACCCGGATAAATGACCAACCCGGCAACCAATCGTTGTGCTGACCAAGAACTCTTTTGATAATCTCTTTTTGGGTCATACTGATTCCTCCATTGTTTCCCGCGCGATGTCGCCTTCCGGTTCGTCCTCGTCCTCCATTTCGACCTGGGATTGGTCGTTGATGCTGGTGACTTGAATGTAGTTCTTAACTCCACGCTTTTTCATTTCCAGCAGGACTTCGTGGCCTTCTGGTATTTCGGCAAAGCGTTGAACCAGATATGACAGTTGGCCGGATTTGTCTTTCAGGCGGGTGTCGTAGACTTTCTTTTCCTCGCCTTCCTCAATTGTGTACCTGACCCATTCGGCCTCTTTGCCGGTTGCGGGGTCAGCCCGTTTGATGATTGCGTCCTTCAATACTTTGACCCGGTGCGGTCCGGTGCTTTTCACCCCACCACCGTCTAACTTAATTCCAAGCCGGAGTTTTGGCAATATCCCCGCCTTGATAAGTAATTCGCGGCTTATTTGCATAATGCCTCCTTTAGATAATCGATATCAAATCCCATCTCGGTCATTAGGCCTAATTTTAATTTGTTGTTTTCCGTCAGTTCCTTGCCGTCCTCGATCCGACCCAGCACCCGATTAAACGCCTCAACGATTGGCCCGTACTTGTCGTTGAATTCTTGGGCGTTAATGAATTTGTAATTGCGGGTCAGGTAGCTGGAGTATTCGATATTATAATTCTTGCTGAACCGTTTAACCGTTTCATCAAAGATAATTGCGGGCTCTAGCGGGGGTTCGATGTTCTGGTGGTAGTACCCGGCCACTTTCTCAATTTTGGCCTTGTATCTATCCAGTAGTTCTTTGCTGTCCGGCTCAATCGGGATTTCGGCCATGCGTAAGTCATCGCGGCAAATGTAGATTAGGGTGAACGGAATGTTTTTATTGTAAGCGTAGTGGAACGCCTGTAGGTCGTGACCGGCCATTGCTTTTTCGGTGGCGTAGACTTTCTCAATCCCGAATGAGGAAGTGCTTTTGACCTCCACGCCCTGAACGGGGATACCGTTGGGATAATTGGTGGCGAAATATTCAATTATCTTTTCCGATGACCGGGTAAATAGTTCCGGCAATCCCAACGCTTCAATTTCCTTTTTGGACTTTTCATAATCCACTTGGCCGCCAATCAGGTGATCCAATTTGCCTGATACATCAAGCCCGTATTCAGAATTGCCAACCCACTCTTGGCTTAACTGATAAATCCCGCACCGCTGGAAAACCAATTTGATTATCCACTCGAATAAATTACCGGCCTCAAATTTGCGCTTGGCCCGCGCGTCAAACGGGTTGGTTACTTCCACGCCTTTCATCTTTAGATAAATGTCAATATTAGCCTTACCAAGTTCGCTGGCCCAAATCCGGTTGCGGGGGGTTATGGCCCGTTCCTCTTTCTGCTCGATTGAAGTGTTCCAAATGTTAGAGATGTTCATAAATCGTTATTATATTCTGGTGGTTCGTAATCGTTAACCTCGGCTGGTTCGTGCTGGCGTTCGATTTCGCGGTCGTAAATCATGGGTTTAATAGTTTGCTGATTAACTCAATGTAGTGTGGCCCAGTTGAACCGGTCACATCACCAACGGTAAAGCGCCGGAGTATTTCGTCCCGGTGTTGGTTTTTATCCCGCCCCATATTCATAATGGATTGGGTAATTAACTGCACGCACTCGACTTGATAGGAAACGACCAGTTGTAATTCATTCATAAGAGTTAGATTAGTGTATGTGGATATCTTATACAATTCTGTATATCTTGTAAAGGGTGGTTATGCACAGCCCCCCATGACCGGCCTATTTACTTATATTTATGGCCATGTTATATTGTTTTCATGCTAAACAGGGGCAAGAAATTTCATACCAAATAGGCCTGGCCTGTTTCCGGGCTTATTTGTTTTGTCCAGGGGAAAATAAGTCTGGGGGCTGGAGTTTAAATAATAACCCCCTCGTCGTCAGGAACTCATCCGAAAACAACTGGTGATAACGATTCAATCCGGCGCGGTAAACCTTAAGCCCGCCTTCGGTGGTAGATAGCCGAAGTAAAATCTCTGCCGGAGAGTGGTCAACCATTAGGCCAAAAGATATCTGAACGGAAACGGGATCGAGCCCTAAAACTTCCGCCTCACCCTGCTTAGGGAATATCGGTCGGAATCTATCCTCTTCCAACCGGTGAATTATAAAAGGGGCGGAATTAACCACCCCCTTTATTTACACCTTTTTGTTTTCGCTGAACTTATCAATAGTCCCAACACCAGCCACTGTCCCTAACCAGATTGCGATTGAATCAAACAATACGTTCCAGTGGAAACCATTAGCTTCAACCAGCCCCAGATAAACCGCCGTTGATCCAAGCGTGATAATCCAAAACCGAAGGCTTCCGAGGAGTTTCAAAATCTTGCTTCGCATACAATCACCCCCTTTAGGCATTAGTGAATTTCATGCCGAGTTTTTTCATGATTGGTAACGGGTCAACCGAACCACCAAAACCATTATAAGGATTTAGGATTTTACCGTTTTGAATCAGTTTGACCCCGATATGTAAATGCGGGCCGGTGCTGTCGCCGGTATTATCCGTTTGGCCCAAACACACCCCTTCGCCCAAGTTCTTACCTTCATATTGCTTTTGTCTGTTTTGACAATGACCAAAAGTCCACTCTTGTCCCCGCCAGTTGCCGAGACTGAAATACAATCGCCAAGCCGCCCCATAACCAGTCCAAATCACTTTCCCGTTCTTAACAGTCTGTTGACTTAATAAATGCCAAACACCGGGAAGCATGGCGTAAAACCTAGTCCCAGTCGGACAACCCAAATCAAGACCATTGTGACCCCGCAATCCATACTTTTTATAGTAGTAAGCGTTAACCCCGAATAACTGGGTCACTCGCATTGGGATTTTAATTGGGGGGGTCATACGCGGTAAAAACCAAAAATGTAGTGAGCGTCAAGATTGGCAATATCAGATGATTGCAAGTTAGTAGAATTATTCGCCAGCACGAACCGCAAATTACCAACGTCAGATGAATCGATGTAGGGCCGTTGATAAGCAACCGCCCCACCACTTTGATCAAAAAAGATGGCAAATCCAACTTCGTTTTGGGTGGTGGCCGCTATTCCAGCCACTGGTAGAGAAAGTTTGTGCACTACCGCAGTCCCAGGGCCACTGTAACCGATAACAATGGAATAGTAAATTAAGCCTAAACCATGCGTATAAAAACACGATTTAGATGAGGTGGTAGCGTCAGTTACAGTTGTCGTCCAAGCGGTAGGTTTGGTGGTTAAACAATCAGTAAAGTTTTGATTGACTTCCGTTGCTTTGGCTTTGGTATTTGGCGAAAATGTATAGGTTACTCCAGACATAAAATTAACTTGGGGCGGTTGGGATATTAGCTTTGGCCGTTAAATCGGCGTTGCGCTTGATGTCCTCTATCCGCTTATCGAGGCTATCAAGTTTACTGGATAATTTTAAGATAACTCTATTGAACTGGTAGTTTATTTCCACAATCTGATGGGGTTGGCCGATTGAATAGCGGACATCGTAATCCCAATAACCAGTGTCCCAATCGAATTCGTCCCACAGGGTTTGTTGGTTTTCACCGCCCGGATCAATCACCTGAACGATATCGCCCGGTTTAAATCTTTCAATATCATATCCGTCTAAGGTGTCAATGTTATTATCAATTACGGTTAATTCTATTTCTGATAAGGGATGGTCGTAAAAGTCAAAATAGGAAGTAGCGATTAATGAGGCGGTGGCTTCTAGTGTCACCCGCTCATCTTTTACCAGCAATTCCCTAACCCCAAATTCTGTTTGCGATGAGGTGCGGTCATATTTTTTGTAAAGGAATACCCCGCCACCGGTATCGCCGCCCAAAAACATAATCCGATTGACCAGATTTTCAGTCGACTTCGAGGCCCGGATATTTATAATCTCTTTTCCGAGCAGTAACTTGTGGTCGATTTCATCATAATTGGCTTTTTTAAAATTGATTTCATTGCTGGCATTGAGCCACCAATACCAATACTGGGGAGAGATTTTAACCACATCATCAAAGGCTTGGCGGAAAGTATTGCATTGAAAAGTGTAACTGACGGTTGTGCCGGTGGTGTCAAAGATAGAGCCGACCTTTAATATTCCCCCGGCTGGCGTGGAGTTTATCAGGCTTTTGAATATCGCGGTCGGGTCTTTTGACGAATAGGTAAAGGTGGTGTTATCAGAAGCATCTTTGGCGATTCTAAACTGCATTTCAATCAGGCGTGAGGTGGACCGGATTGAAATCACTTGCTCACCGTTATCATTGATGGTTGGTTCGTAACGGTTAATTCGCCCTTCCCAAACCTTTGTTCCGGCCTCATTGTCATTATCCTGTATAAAAGTTTCGATGATATTCCCCATCGCCACCTCTATCCCTTCGGAATAGTCCTGGAGTGGGCGTTTTAATTGGATTAATTGTTCGCCCATACCGCCATTGATTGACCAGGTGAAGTTTGGCGAGTTCACCACGTCATTGGCCCAGGTCGCGATATAGTTCCTGTCCTTATCAAATATTTTATGAAAGAATGTTTTTGTTTTGCTTTGCCCGACAGCCGACGATCCGCTGGCTGGAATTGCCGGGGTATAGTTAATAGTAATGATGGGGGCGTTGGCGGGATATGGAATGTAACCCCAGTACCAGTTGCAATTATTATCCGCTACCGGGTCATCGGCAATGGTAATTATATTTAAGGCCGTACCCCGCACCCATGTTTGTTTATTGACCATTTCCTGAACGACGGCTTTAAAATCAACGCTGGTATACTTAAAATATGCTTGAGCCATTAACGGATTAACCCATGTCGCCGAGGTGGAGGTTCTGGGTCTGGTTGATATTTCACTGGTGACATCGTAATCGTTGGCCGCGATTGGTAACGGGTTGGGGGAGTTTTCGGCATAAAAAACAATATTCGGCGGCGTTCCCGATGGTGCATAAGCGGCGATAAAAGTTATGGTCGCGCTGTCGATGGTCGCGCCTTGCGGTATATCAACCCCGATAAATCGCAAAAGATGGTATTTCCAGTAAGTTCCACTTTCCCGACCAGGGGTCGGGTAGGTATTAAGAACCATCATGCCAGTATCGGTTTCCTCGCCGATAGCCCGCTGTGACGCGACTTGATAAGAGACTGTTGGCATTTACAAATACATGGGGTAATAAACGACCGAGACCGTCATTTTATAGTGATAAAGACCGGCGGCCGGTGTTCCCTTCATGGAAATTCTTAAATCATTCCCCTTGGGAAAGAACGTGGGAAAGACCCCGGTATAATCCCAAGCCGAGCCATTTAAAGTCACAGTTTTTTGGTCGCAGTCAATCACAATCGTATCATTGTTTATAAAGCCCCCTGATTTATTGACCTCAATTAAATCGCCGGTGGTGATATTTCGCACCCGTACCCCATCGACATTGGCCACCTCGGTAAAGGTCATGGTGATTTTTGGGAGTGGATTATAATTACCTGACGCGACAAAACTTTCCCAAGCGGTTGCCAGTGACGAAATTGAATATTCCATTGAGGTCGTATCGAGTGTCCGGCCAAACGGATATTTAGAGCAAACAAATTCTATCTCGAAATCGCAATAGGTCAGGTTGAAATGACGGCGCAAAATCGTTATCCGGGCCATGTCGCAGGTATATCGGCGCGTGCCGGAAGCGTAACCGATATCCAAATGTTTGGTAGTTTTATTTAAAAGCTCTTTGAAGTCGTCAATCCCGGCCTCTAGTAAAGCCATTGTCGTATATTTAAGTTGGCCACGAATACGGATTATCCGGGGATTAAAAGTGACGTTGAGCAGTTTAGAACCGTCCCGAACCGCTAACCGTTGCAAATCTAATTGTTTATGCTCTAAACCTTCGTGATCGAATTCTTGACAAACGATATTGGCGGTTTGGAGTGATGTACCCGCATACGAAACATTTACCCTGGCCATATTAAACTCCTAGTTGTTGAAGGACTGAATCTCGCGCGAACGTGCGGCGAACCTCGTTGATTATGTAATCTAAATCTTGGTCGTTTCTAACGACAGCATTATTGAAATTAACATTGATTGTTGATCCGATTTGATTATTGGGAACGATACTACCCGATGACGATGGGATAAATAACTCTGGCCCACGCTCTCCGACCATTGTGGCCCGCCCCGATTGCACATAACCGCCCAATGCGTGGCCACCAATACCCACTAAATTACCAGCGCCCTTAACTACATTGGTTATGCCACTCCCAATCCCCTTTACAAAGTCGGCGGCTTTAGTGGCTACTTTCTCTATCCAATCAAATGTTTTTTTGATCCATTCAACAAGAGTTTTGAACGCTGTTGCCAGTCCTAGAACAATTTGCGAAAGGACTATAAAGATCGGAAGAGCGTC